GGCACTGATAGATTGAGTTATGGTACTATCAAGAAATTCAGAGAGTTCATAGATCAAGAACATCAGAACTACAAGCATATTATATTTGAGGGTGATAGATTTTTTAGAGCTGTTGATGTAGAATGGTTGTTAGAGAAACATGACTCTAAGGTTTTAATACTTACAGTAGAAGCTGAAGAGGAAGATAGAAGACATAAAGAAAGGAATGATACACAAACAGCTAAATGGTTAAATGGTAGAAGAACACAAATAAAAAATATCATGGTTAAGTGTGGAATGATTACACCTAGTAAAGTTAAAGAGCATTTAAGACAAGTGAACAATAAAGAAGATATGTATGTTGTAAAAGATGAAATCCTTAAATACTTGGGGGTATGATATGACTAGTAAATGGGTAGAGATTTCTATATTCGCAGTAACACTTGTATGTCTTGGTGTTGTAATTTATGAGATAGCAGAGATTATTAGAATTGCTGTATAATCCTATACATGGAAACATTTTGGACGCGGGTTCGATTCCCGCCAGCTCCACCAAATACCTAATATGGGGCTGACTAGGTTTCGACAGGATGAGGGAAATGTGTAGGACAGCACAAGGATGATTGTTGGCCTTGTAAAACATCAATCAAATCACAAACGCAAACGATTACGATCTTGCGATTGCTGCTTAATAACTAAGTAGCGGGGTTTGGTAGTTTTCCTAGCAACAGAAAAACTACCTCTTATTATTCTGGTAAGGGCGCAAGGTGTGCCAAGTGACTGTTAATCACCCGTTGTCAGGTTCGATTCCTGATACCAGAGCCATGCGGGAGTAGCTCAATGGTAGAGTACCTGCTTGCCAAGCAGGATGTTGAGGGTTCGAGCCCCTTCTCCCGCTCCAAACAAGGACAAATAGTTCCTTGTATTACCATGACCATTATGATATAATGGTTATACTAAAGTGATGAATGACTCATCACTAATTTGATGGTTAATTTTTAGGAGATTTATTTTATGCGTAACACAATTGTTGGTCAACCAAAAGTAGGAATGAAGAATGCTCGTAAACTTACCAAAGCTGAAGCAGACGTAACTGGACTGCCACGTTGGGTAGAGATTTACACTTCACCTGCTACTGGCGAAACTGCTTTCAAGGATTGTGATCTTGATGGTGGAGCAAAGGATGTCTTTGCTTGTCGTAAAGCACTGAATTCCCATTGGGGTGTTTAGTCTTTAATTCTCCGAGAGGGATGGGCAACCATCCCTCTTTTTTATTATGAAAACATTTATACTATTATTTTCATTTCTAATCCTTAGTGGATTTACGAAAGTTTCAAATGAAGAAATTACTTGCATGGCTAAGAATATTTATTATGAAGCTAGAGATCAAACTACTAAGGGTCAGATTGCTGTTGCGCTTGTAACTATAAACAGAGTGAAGAGTAGAAGATTTCCAAACTCTATTTGTAAAGTAGTAAAACAAGCTAATTACAAAAATGGAAAATTAGTAAAACACAGATGTCACTTTTCATGGTTTTGTGATGGACTATCTGATATACCTAAAGATAGAATTGCATGGAAAGTTTCAAAGGTAATAGCAAGAGCAATGTTACAACAGCCTGGAGTACATATTAAAAACTTCGGTGAACGATGGGAAGTTAATGATTTTCTACATGGTGCTACTCATTATCATAGAAATGATGTTGACCCATACTGGAATCGTAATATGTTAAAAGTAGCAACAATAGGGGATCATGTTTTTTACATTGATCCTTATAGATAATACTTAACAATGGGGGATAAAATGTCTGATAAAGAAAAGAAGGGCCCCGCAACTCCAGAAGAAAAAGGTGTATACCTTTTCATGGAAGAGGTAAGTCAAGAGACTTGTAAAGAACTTATTTCTTTTATTCTTACTAAGAGTTTCCAAAGGCCTAGACCTAAATGTTTGCAGATAATAATTAATTCTCCCGGCGGAGACTTGAATGCTGCGTTTGCTGTAATTGATGTTATGAATGGATGTCCGTTTCCCGTTCATACAGTTGGGTTGGGACAAATCGCATCAGCAGGTTTTATGATGTTTATCAATGGTACTAAGGGTCATAGACTATTGACTCCCAATACTTCTATTATGTCTCATCAATGGAGTTGGGGTGCATGGGGTAAGGAACATGAACTTATGGCTCAATCAAAAGAATTTGAACTAACTTCTGAACGGATGATGAACCATTACAAAAAGTGTACTGGTATGTCTGAAAAGAAAATCAGGGAGTATTTGTTACCTGCGACTGATGTTTGGTTGTCTGCAAAGGAAGCAAAGAAACTTGGTATTTGTGATAAGATTAAGGAGTTCAAATGAGCATAGATGTTAATACTACCATAGAAGAACTTGTTAGAGATAAGAAGATTCCATACATGGAAGCTATTATTATGTATGCTGACAATATAGATGGTGAGATTGAAATGGTCGCAAAACTTCTAAATAGGTCTATCAAAGATAAACTTGAAGCAGAAGCTAACGACTTGAATATGATGAAGAAGCAAGTTACAAAATTACCTTTGTAATGTATGTGATGAATGTTTATAATGATACTACGAAATATAACGAAATAAGGAGTAATACATATGTCTAGTTTTAAAGATTTAAAGAACAACCGAATGAACAATTTGCAGTCATTAACAAAGCAAGTTGAAAAACTTGCAGAGAAACCATCTTATGAAGATGAACGCATTTGGAAGTGTGAACGTGATAAAACTGGTAACGGTTATGCCGTTGTTCGTTTTCTCCCAGCACCTACAAATGAAGATGTGCCATGGGTTCGTTTATGGTCACATGGTTTCAAAGGGCCAGGTGGATGGTACATTGAGAATTCATTGACCACACCGCGATCTGATGCTCCTAGTGGAACTGATGACCCTGTATCAAAGGCAAATACTACTTTGTGGAATTCTGGTATTGAGTCTGATAAGAATATTGCTCGTGATCGTAAGCGTAAGCTTAGTTACTATAGTAATATCCTTGTCCTTGAAGATTCAACAAATGCTCAGAATGAAGGTAAAGTATTTTTGTTTCGATATGGTAAGAAGATTTTTGAGAAAATCGAAAGTGTTATGAACCCAGAGTTTAAAGATGAAGAACCAATGAACCCGTTTGATTTCTGGTCTGGTGCTAACTTTAAACTTAAAATCCGTCAGGTGGAAGGTTATGCAAATTATGATAAGTCAGAGTTTGCTTCTCCATCTCCATTGTTTGACGGTGACGATGCTAAGCTAGAGGATGTTTGGAAACAACAACATTCACTTCAAGGTATTCTTGCTCCAGAGAACTTTAAGAGTTATCAAGAGTTGGAAGCACGTTTCAATACGGTTACTGCTTCGGGAACGGGTAGTGATTACAATGAAACTATTGAGGAGAGTTCTGCTGATCCAGTTGCATCACCTGCAGCCGAATCAACATCTGAGGATACTTTAGAGTATTTTAAGAAACTAGCTGAGCAGTAATTAATATTGGGGGAGTATCTTTTGTTATATTGGTGATTCGCCAGTATTATGCTGGTATCAAAGACTCGCGACTAGATACCTTGTGAAAACCGTTTCGGTGATACTCCCCCTTTATTTTATTCCTAGTTCTTTTTCTGTTAAAACTATAAATTCCCAATCTCTTTTTTCTGCATATTTCCTTGCAGCTTTCCACTTACATTGATTCCTTACATAAGCCTTCAATGCATTTCTATACTTATTGGTGTTTCTCTTAGGTTTCTTTGGTGGTAGGCATTGACTATGGGGTTTAATCTCAATGATATACTTTTTGACTTGACCGTTAGTTGATACTACTTTCACATAGAAATCCACAAAATACCGTCTAGTTTTCTTTTCTATTGGATTATAGTAGGGAATAACTATATTCTCTGAGCCCCATTCCAATACACTTGGACGAGCATCTAAATACTTCATGTATCTCAGCTCCCAGCTGGAGCGATAGTGGCATTCATGGAGATCACCCACATATTTCTCCTTGTTTTTAACCTTATATTTTCCAACTCTGGGGTAATTTTTCATATATCTCTTATAAATACAGTATAGACAAGTATTTATAACAGGAGTAAGAAATGTCAATCAGTGCGTTCCAGGCTAATATGGGGAATCTAGCAAGACCTAATCTATTTAAAGTTCATATCTTTACTAATGGTGTTAAATCACCATCAATGGATTTTAAAAAGGGATTAATAATGAAATGTCATACTGCATCAATACCTGGCTTAACAATTGCAACCACTGATAATGATGCAGTATATCGAGGATTGGCATATCAAAAATTATATGAGGATATTAAATTATTTTTCTATTGTAGAGAAGAAATGAGAGAACAAGAGTTTTTACAAAATTGGATGAAATTGATGGTCAAACCAAAAAATAATCGTGTTGGATATTATAACGATTATATTGGAAATATT